GGGCGGGAACAATAAAACAAACAGCAAGTACAAACACCTAAACAAGATTATCGAATCGTGGGAAGTAGGCGACAGCGTAGCCTTTGAGTTCGTTGCAAAAACTACGGGAAAGGACAGGCGGTCTTCCTATTCGCTCGAAGCAACGGCTCTCGTAGGCAGGGCAAAAAAAGCTGGGCAAAAAGCATCTATGCGCGTTATGGCTGATGAAGGCGTGATTCGAGTTTGGAGGGTGGAATGAAGAAGTTTGTAGTAACTTTCACGGAGACCGTAGAGCGTCAAGTGCTGGTGGAGGCTAAGACCGCCAGCGATGCGCGTAATACGGTAGAAAACAATCGCGGTGCTTGGAGTACATGGGTAGAGAAACCGATAACAATAGACGTGACTATCTCTACCGTTGCGGAGAGGAAGCCTAATGAGTGATGAACCATTGAAGACTTTTTATGTGACTGTTGAAGAGACCGTCTCAGTGCAGGTGGCAGTGGAAGCGAAGAACGAAGAGGAAGCGCGATACCAAGCGGTAGATGACTGCGGCACGATAGTTCGTATGCCTATAACCACAGGTAAAGTTGTTATAGCTATATCTGAAAGGGAGCGGGTGTAGTGGAGGATGAACTAGAAAAAATCGTGATCGAAAAAGGGGTGCTGTTGTTTGATAAGCAGTATAAGCATCAGCGCCTATATGAGAACACGTTAGACCGTATGTCTTTGGGGGATTCGTTTGTAGTGAATGATCCTTACGGTGGCAAGGTACGGGCGTTTCGGGTATCTGCCAGACGTAGGGGTTGGAACATTACGAGCCGTAAGATAACCAATGACGGTGAATACCGCGTCTGGTTGACAGAGAAGGACGGTAAGTCATGGACTTAATAACCCTCGACTTTGAAACGTATTACAGCAAAGATTACTCGCTGACCAAAATGACAACCGAAGAATACATCCGCGATCCTCGCTTTGAGGTAGTGGGTGTAGGCATAAAGGTAAACAATGGCAACACAGAATGGGCTTCTGGGACACGCGAGGAACTTCAAGGGTACCTTGACGAGTTCAACTGGGCCGACAGCATGGTGCTGGCTCACAACACTATGTTCGATGGCGCTATATTGTCTTGGCTCTTTGATATTCGTCCTCGCGTTTGGGCTGATACTCTGTGTATTGCCCGCGCTCTACATGGGGTGGAGGTTAGTGGAAGTCTCAAGGCACTTGCGGAAAGATATAATATAGGTGCTAAAGGCACCGAGATACTTAACGCGCTAGACAAACGCCGCGAAGCGTTTACTGATGCCGAGCTAGACCGCTACGGCGACTACTGCATCAACGATGTTGAGCTTACCTACAGGCTCTTTAATAAGTTCTTGAAGCAAGGATTTCCCAAGAAAGAACTCAGGATCATTGACTGTACCCTGCGTATGTTCATTGATCCCATGTTGGGACTAGATAGGGACTTACTTGAGGATCACTTATACGACATCAAAAAGCATAAGGATAAGTTGTTATCTGATGCTGGCATAACGGATAAGAAAGAGTTGATGAGTAACGACAAGTTCGCTGCGTTGCTCACGGACAAGGGTGTCCTACCACCAACCAAGGTCAGCGCCACTACAGGTAAAGAAACCTACGCATTCGCCAAAACCGATGAAGGGTTCAAAGCACTAGCTGAACATGAGAACTCAGAAGTGCAGGCGCTAGTGGCTGCGAGGCTAGGCAACAAAAGCACCTTGGAAGAAACTCGTACACAGCGATTCATTGACATATCCCAGCGTGGGACTCTGCCGGTTCCTGTGCGGTACTATGCGGCACACACTGGTAGGTGGGGTGGGGATGACAAGATCAACCTGCAAAATCTACCGAGCCGTGGGCCAAACGGTAAGATGTTAAAGAGAAGCATCGTCGCGCCTGAAGGATACACACTTATAGATTGCGACTCGTCGCAGATTGAAGCTAGGGTGCTGGCGTGGTTCGCTGGACAGGATGACCTGACCAGTGCGTTCCGTAAGAAAGAAGATGTGTACGTCAAAATGGCTGCGCGGATCTACGAAATACCCGAAGACCAAGTAACAAAAGATCAGCGGTTCGTCGGTAAGACTACGATCCTCGGCGCTGGGTACGGCATGGGTGCGCTGAAATTCCAAGCACAATTGAAATCGTTTGGAACTGAAATAGAGTTGGATGAAGCAAGGCGCATCATTAATATATACCGTGATGCGAACTGGAAGATCAGTCATGTGTGGCGGGAAGCCCAGAACATGATTATTCGTATGGAGAAGGGAGATACTTACCAGTTTGGAAAGAAGGGCGTGATTGAAGTTATAGGAGACCGGGAATCTATACGTCTACCGTCTAAGCTCCTTATGCGTTATGAGGATCTCAAGGGGGAACAAAACTCTCAAAGTACGGAATACACCTACAAGACGCGCCGAGGCCGGACACGGATCTACGGTGGGAAGGTGATCGAGAACGTCTGCCAAGCGTTAGCACGTTGTGTGATAGGCGACCAGATGTTGTTGATAAACAACAAGTACCGTACGGTACTAACAGTTCACGACTCAGTTATAGCATGTGTACCTGAGTCTGAAGCAGAAGAAGCCCAGCAGTACGTCGAGAAGTGCATGAGGTACGTTCCGACATGGGCAAAAGGATTGCCGCTAGAATGCGAAAGCGGTATGGCTAAAGCATATGGAGATTGCGAATGAAGGTCAGAGTTATTTTTGGGCTAGTTACTTTTTGGTTGGCGGCGTCAGCTTACGCTTACCACTACCACGCATGGCAGCTAGTCAATGAGTTTGAAGGGCAGCACGGTAAGAAAGTTTGTAATTGGGAGTGCCAAAGTGGGCACTTTACTACAACATCTGGCTATGGGTACTGCCCAAGACCGATGTGAGTTACGTTATTTTGTTTACAGGTACGCCGCTCATGGACGGTAAGTACACTCATATTGAAGCTGCTTACGATGCCAAAGAAAGATTCATTAGAAGATTTCCGAAGCTACGGTTTGACATAGCGCAGGTGGGCGACAAGTTCGATCTTAGTGACGACATCTTCTGGGCGAATTATAAAGAGCGTCTCGAACAGGTGTACGACGAGGACGATGAAGATTGAGTGTAGCACCGTGGTCATTCAGTAAGATCAAGGCATTCCAGCAATGTCCTAAGCAGTTCTACCATGAGAAGGTGCTCAAGCAGTACCCGTTCAAGGAGTCTGAGGCTACGTTGTATGGAACAGCTTTTCACGAAGCTGCGGAAGAATACATCCGCGACGGTGGTGAACTTGACTCACGGTTCAGCTACGCACAGGGTATGCTCGACGCGCTAAACGCCAAGAAGGGCGAGAAGCTATGCGAGATCAAGATGGGGCTTACCGAGGATCTGGAGCCGTGCGACTTCTTTGATAGTAACGTATGGTTTCGTGGTATCGCAGACTTATTGATACTAGATCGTGAGGAAAGGCTAGCTTGGGTTATTGACTATAAGACAGGAAAGTCGGCAAGATACGCTGATAAAGGCCAGTTAGAACTTATGGCTCTAGCGGCTTTTAAGCACTACCCCGAAGTGGAGACTGTTCGGGCTGGGCTATTGTTTGTGGTAAGTAATGATCTGATACGAGATCGCTACACCATAAAAGAAGAGGAGAAGTTGTGGACTAAGTGGCTGGGTAAGTACAGCGACATGGAAACAGCTTTTGAGAACGATACGTGGAATCCCAACCCCAGTGGATTGTGCAAAGCATGGTGCCCTGTGTTGGAGTGCCCACATAACGGAAAAAACTGATGCCGTACAAGAACAAAGCGGATCGTAAGAAGCAGAAGAACCCGCCAGTTGGCAGTCCCGCACACGAAGCTAGGATGGAGCGACAGCGTGCACGGCGTGCTATGGATAAGGCTGGACGCGATGCCAACAAAAACGGCAAAGCTGACAAGCGGGAAGGTAAAGATGTCAGCCACAACAAGATGTTGAGTAAGGGCGGCAGCAATAAAGACGGTGTGCGTGTGGAGAGCAGGAGTGCTAACCGCAGTCGTAATGGCAAAAGCCCAAGACGTAGGTGAGAGAAGAGCTTAGGGGTATTCTCATGGGCGCGGGTATTGCAGCGTCTATATACTTCGTAGCGTTTATTTTGTACCTACTAGCTTAATTTTCTCATCTGAAATGATATAACTATGGTGTGGGCACAAAACGTCGGGCGAGCGGTGGCGTCCGACACTCCTAGCAGTGTAAGTCATACTGCTTAAAGAAAGGGTGAGATGAAGTGCGCTCCCACGACTAGGTTTTGTTGCTTGTTTCCCTAGATTATTGGCGTGAATCTCATCGACCACCGCATTTTTACTGCGTGTAGTGGACACCCACTTCGCGCTTTTTTGCATGGAAGGGTATATATGAAAGTCATAGACAATAAAGCATTGTTACTGCGTCTGCGCGATCCTCAGAAAGTCACGAGTATTATCCCAAAGAGTAAGGAGTTATCAGATAACCGAGTGGTGGTTAACTGGGGTGTAGACGAGACTCACGTACTCAAGAACTTAAACATCAACGCTCCGTCACCCATCGAAGGGCAGTACCAATGGACAGGTAAGTACAAACCTTTCGAGCACCAGAAATCTACGGCGGGGTTCCTCACACTCAATAAACGTGCGTTTTGTTTCAACGAACAAGGTACAGGAAAGACCGCCAGTGCTATTTGGGCGGCAGACTTCTTGATGAAACAAGGCCGTATCAACCGCGCTCTTGTTATCTGCCCTCTATCTATCATGGACTCGGCGTGGCGAGAGGACTTATTCAGCTTTGCCATGCACCGTAAGGTGGACGTAGCGCACGGTTCAGCAAGTAAGAGGACTGCTGTAATCGAAAGTGATGCAGAGTTCGTGGTAATAAACTATGACGGTGTAGCAATCGTAGCGGACGCTATAGCCAATGGAGGTTTTGACTTAGTGATCGTGGACGAGGCGACTCACTACAAGAATGCTCAGACTGACAGGTGGAAAACGCTAAACAGGCTGCTCAGTCCTGACACATGGCTATGGATGATGACAGGCACTCCCGCTGCACAAAGCCCACTAGATGCGTACGGTCTGGCTAAACTCGTTAACCCGAAAGCTGTGCCACGCTTCTTTGGTTCGTTCCGCGATCAGGTCATGTATAAAGTGACTAACTTCAAATGGGTGCCCAAGCCCGACGCCACAGACACCGTGTTCAATGCGCTGCAACCGGCGATACGGTTCACCAAGGAAGAGTGTCTGGATCTGCCTGACATCATATACACAACCCGCGATGTACCGCTCACTCGCCAGCAAGAAAAATACTACAAAGAATTAAAAGACCGCATGGTCATGGAAGCTGCGGAAGAGACAGTCACGGCAGCTACGGCAGCGGTCAACATGAACAAGCTGCTGCAAATCAGTTCTGGTGCGGTGTACACCGATGACAAAGAGGTAGTGGAGTTCGACATCAAGCACCGATACAAGGTGCTGCGTGAAGTGATCGACGAGTCTAGCAAGAAGGTTCTGATCTTCGTGCCGTTCAAGCACACAATACAGCTACTTACCGACAAGCTACGCAAGGACAAGATACCCACCGAGGTCATCAGCGGGGCAGTAAAAGCTACTGACCGTACGCGCATATTCAAGGAGTTCCAAGAGACAGATACCCCGCGAGTGCTGGTCATCCAGCCACAGGCTGCGGCACATGGCGTTACGTTGACCGCCGCGAACACAATCGTATGGTGGGGGCCAACCAGTTCGGTGGAAACATACGCCCAAGCTAACGCACGGATTCACAGGGCGGGGCAGGATCACAAATGTACGATAGTACAGCTACAAGGGTCTCACATAGAAAAGCGCGTGTACGCACTACTAGATAACAAAATAGACACACATACAAAAATTATTGATCTTTACAAAGAAATACTTGATTAAGTCATTACCTACCACTATATTGCAGTTCTCGGCAATGGAAGGACGAAAACATGGCTGATGCGAAGAGTGTGGGTGGTATACCCCTACCGAAATTGACCAGAGCTTATTTGAAAATCAAAGAGGAAAGGGATCGGCTATCCGCTGAACACAGGGAAGCTGACGAAAGACTCGTCAGTAAACAAAACAAAATCAAAAGCGCGTTACTGGACTACTTGAAAGAGAACGACATAAAGAGTGTCAAGACGGATGCTGGTACGTTTTACCGTACGGTTAAGCAGAAGTATTGGACTTCCGACTGGGAATCTATGCACGAGTTTATCCTTGAGCATGAAGTTCCAGAGTTCTTGGACAAGCGCCTGAATCAGAAGAACGTACGGGAGTTCTTAGAAGAAAACCCAGATCTTCTGCCCAAGGGCTTGAACGTAGACGCAGAGTTCGCGTTAACGATAAGGAAAGCATGATGGAGCAATTAGTTCCGATTGAAGATGTCGCCAAGTACTTTGGTGTGTCATTATCCACGGCCCGTAAATGGGTGAGGGATGGGGTAATACCAGAGAACACGTACATCAAGGTAGGTAAGACTCAACGGTTCGCTTTGGCGACCATTGCTGACGCTCTGCTAAAAGGCCAAACGGCTGTAGAAGAGCCTGCAACAGTGAATGAAGAGTTTGACCCTACCGACTTTGATCCTGATGCGGACATTTAATGCGCCGAATCAGCTTACAGGGTAATAAGTTCACTGGGTTAGACTTCCAAGCAGACGCCACGTCGATAGACGTAATCATCGTGAACGCAGCAGCAGTATCGCGCTCGTACTACAAAGATGCCTACGATCCTAACGCCAAACGCCTGCCTACGTGTTGGTCTAGCGATACCCAGAAACCTTCACCCGATGTGCCGTCAGACCAGAAACAAAGTGCGCGGTGTATTGACTGCTCACAGAACATCAGGGGTTCCGGCGCTGGAGGGGGTAGGGCTTGTAGATTTAGCCAGCGACTAGCGGTTGTTGAAGAAAAAGCGTTAGACACTGTGTATCAACTACAAGTTCCTGCCTCATCCATATTTGGTAAGGCTCAAGGTAGAAGTTCTATGCCTCTACAGGCTTATGCCAAGTTCTTGAGTGGGCATGGGACGCCCAGTGCAGCAGTGGTGACGAGGATAAGTTTTGATATGGGTAGCCCTGTACCAAAGCTGTTCTTCTACCCACAAAGACCGTTAGAAGAAGAGGAACTACGTTTGGTCAGGGGAATAGTGGATGCAGATGACACGTTAGCAGCAATAGCTTTCGACGTTGCTCCGCACAACCGCGAAGGTTCGCCCTTCGCTGCGACTGAAGGGTTCGATATAAATAGCCAATTAGGAGACCAAAATGGCTGAAGATTTTATGTACTACACAATTGAAGGCGTAAAAGCCTTGTATCCGAAACTCGACGCTACCTACAAGTTCGATAACAAAGCGAACGGTGGGAAAGGCGGTTCTGTTAAGTGTGATCCACTGGATGACGGTGCGGAATACTCTATGTCTTTCGTAATGTCGGAAGCAGAAGCTAAGGCTCTATACAAAGCAATGGCTGTGGCTTACAAGTCCAAGAAAGAAAAGGGCTGGCCCGATAAGTTTCCGCTACCGTTCAAGAAGGACGATGACGGCAACTATATCGGTAAGGCTAAGTTGAAAGGTGCTTACGGCACTGACAAGACCACACCCCCGCTACAAGTTGACGCGCAGAACAACAAACTGCCGACAGACTTTCAGTTGACTACCGGCAGTACCGTGAACCTTGCTTTCACTTTTGTACCGTACTCTATGCGGGACAACGGCGTTAGCCTACGCCTGAACGGTGTACAGGTAATCGAATACGTGCCTATGGTGTCACGCTCGCCTTTCGGCGTTGTAGAAGGTGGCTTTGTAGCACAACCTGATAACCCGTTTAATGATACTACCAGTAGTGTCAAAAGCACTGACGTTGCGTTAGAGGATGACGACTCTGATGACATATTCGGTGATGAGCCAGATACCTCTCAAGTAGAGGAACCAAAAAAGGTCGTGAAGAAATCTGCCCCCGCACCCAAGGAAGATGACGACGATCTGAGTGCCATTGTTGAAGGTTGGGATGACTAACCTCTAACAATCACTCCGCTATGGCTAGGGGTTCTCTTTTCCCCGAAAAAGATGCGCCGACATCCCTGCCATAGCGTACTCTCGGCATTGGGTGCAACCATGAATACAAGAGAATTTTTACGGTGGGTATTACCCACAGAGGGTGTATACGTCGCCCTTCAATATGACCTAGCGTCGAACGGAGTTCGGCAGACGTACTTTCATTCGACAGATGAACTAGCAGAAGCCGCCGAGTACCACGACAGTGAAGGGTGGGATATGTACTTTGCGTTGAGTAACTTCAAAGAAGAAGGTACCCGCAAGAGTGAAGACGCCAAGCAGATTAAGTCGTTCTTTTTAGACCTAGACATTGGCGAAGACAAAGCTGCTAAGAACGAGGGGTTTACTACACAGAGGGAAGCACTACTCAGGCTGCAAGAGTTTCGTGTAGCGTTAGAATTACCAAAACCTCTTATCGTTAACTCTGGGCGTGGCGTACACGTTTACTGGGTGCTGTCAGAGTCCGTAGCGGTAGAACAGTGGAAAGTAGTAGCTGACCAGTTCAAAGCCAAATGCAAAGAGTTCGGGCTTGAGATAGATCCCGCAGTTCCCGCCGATATAGCGCGAGTGCTGCGTATAGTAGGCACACACAACCACAAGCCTGAGACACCTGCGCCAGTAGAAGTCATAGGCAACACCCCTGATACGGTTAACTTTGACTTTTTTGCCAGTAAATTGGGGATGGATACGATACCAGTTCCCAAGAAGTATGCGCCTGCCGAGGGGCCAGCAAGCCTACGCGATGCACTGATGAGCAACATTAAGTATGAATTCAGAAGCATACTGCTCAAAGCGCAGAACGGTAATGGATGCGAGCAACTACACCGCATAATAAAAGGTCAGGCCGAGACGAGTGAGCCTATGTGGCGAGCAGGGTTATCTATCGCCAAGTTTTGCGTAGACGGTGAGAAAGCCGCGCACAAGATCTCAAACCAGCACCCTGAGTACACGCCTGAACTAACGCTCAAGAAGTTAGATCTTATCAAGGGGCCGTACCGATGCACGACATTCGACGAAAACGACGGCGGTATCTGCACGGAGTGCCCACACTGGGGCAAGATCAAATCGCCTATTATTCTAGGGCGTAAGATACCCGAAGCCGAAGTGAACGAAGACGGTACGTATGTAGTTGAGTCAGATGGGCCAAGCGATCCGATAGAAGGTACGCTTGTTGCGGAAATTGTCGGTCAAGAACTTTCCACAGAACACGTTATACCAGTTTACCCACGTCCGTATTTTCGGGGGACGAACGGTGGTGTGTACGTCAGGAACATAAGCCAAGACGGTGAGGTTGACGAACACGTTATTTACCACAATGATATTTACGTTACGCAGCGGGTGATGGATGTAGAAGCCGGTGAATCTGTAGTCTGCCGGATACACCTGCCCCAAGACGAAGTACGAGAGTTCACCCTGCCGCTTACGGCGGTTACTTCAAAAGAGGAGCTACGCAAGCAGATGTCCATGCAGGGCGTAGCTGTCCCACAAATCAACGACTTGATGTTATATATGATTACTTGGATAAACGAATTACAAGCTACTGCTACAGCAGATATAGCGCACCGACAGTTCGGTTGGGCTAACGACGACATGAGTGCCTTTATCGTAGGTGATAGAGAGATACACGCAGATCACGTACGGCATAACCCCCCGTCTACGTCTACCGCTGCCTATATTCCGTACTTCCAGCCGAAGGGTACGCTCGAAGCGTGGAAGAAGATGGCTAATTTTTACAACACGCGGCCTGAACTTGTGATGCACCAGTATGTTGTGTGTACAGCGTTTGGCTCCCCCCTGATGAGCTTTCTACCGCAGAATGCCTGCGCGTTACACATACACACTAATCTCAGTGGATGCGGTAAGTCAGCAGCCGTACGGGTAGCGTCTTCGGTGTGGGGGGCCGAGAAAGGCATGATGACCCCCGAAGTTTCTACCGACTCGTTCAAGTTCAACCGCGCAGAGCTGTTACGCAATCTACCGTTTTACATAGACGAGTTGACCAACGCAGAGTGGAGGCAACTGAGTAATTTGGTTTACCAAATATCTTCTGGGGAACAACGTGGTCGTATGGCTGGTGGGGCTAACCTTGAACGCGCTCGTGGTGAATCATGGCACTTCTTGTGTGTTACCACCGGCAATGCCAGTGTCGTCGAGCGTATTGCAGCAGGCAAACAAGCGCCGAAAGCAGAGGCGCAGAGGATAATGGAGTGGAGGGCAGAGCGTGTTTTCAACGATACCGAGAGCAAGAAGGACACCGATGGCTTTGACATGGCTCTCAAGAACAACTACGGACACGCAGGGCCGATCTACATTCAGTACGTTTTGCAGAATCTGGAGGACGTTAAGAAACTCGTACTCAAATTTCAGCGTCTAGTCGATGAGAAAGCAGGGCTTACAGCGGAAAATCGTTTCTGGTCTGCCGGAGCGGCTACCACCCTAGCTGGTGCGTACATCGCCAATAAATTAGAACTGGTTGACTACGATATGCAGGCGTTGTTCAAGTGGACTATCAAGTTACTCAAAGCAAACCTACGGGCGGTGGATGATATGGGCACGACAGTAGAGCAGACTCTTAATGACTACATCACGGAAAACTACAACAACATACTGATAATCAAGAGCACGGACGATCTACGCAGTAATTCTGGCAACGGGCTGGACAGCATCGTCATACCCGAAGCACTACCAAAAGGTAAGTTAGTGGCGCGGTATGAAACGGATACAAAGAAGGCGTACTTGGTGCCGAAATACCTAAAGTCTTGGTGTGCAGCACATCAGATAAATTACAGCGCGTTCGTGCATGACCTGATAAACAAGTTAGGTGGTAAGCGTGGCTCTATGCGGTTGGGTAAAGGCACTCACATAGGATCAGCAATACCGGCAGGTCGAGTGCTAATAGTTAACTGTAACGTGTTCGGCACGACTGATGAAGATGACGTAGCTGATGAAACTGATGAAGCTGATGAAAGCGAAAATAGCCTATACGAATAGTATATACAGCGGCGCAGGGCAGATGGCGAATTTAACACTCAGGACGTATGACTTAAACCCTGATGGGGTACGCATCGTCGTCGATTGGAGTTCTATGGTAGTAGGTAGTTCGGTGTTCGTGCCGTGCATAAACACAGACAAGGCGTTACAACAGATCAAACGTATTTGTGTGGATGATATGGAGTGGGATATACGGGCTAGATCGGGCCTAGAAGGTAATTTTTCAGGTGTTCGCGTTTGGAGATTGGTGTGATACGATTCGCCCTGATAAGGTCTCTCGGTCTCCTCCCACGTAGGTCTTATCTTCCATCCGCCCCCCTATCGTGATCTCCCCTTCTCACGGTAGGGGGGTTTTTTCTACAAGAACCCTTCGCCTGAATCCACCGTACGCTTCATGTACGGCGATAGCGTTGTGCCGTTGTGCATTTCCGCAGAACGAGTCTCGTGCCCACGTATTGACCTATCAATAGTGTCACCTGTTATACGCTTCTGGCGATCTCGACGCACGGCTCTGGACTCGTTGAACTCCCGCATAGATTGTCGAGCGTCACGCATACCTTCTCTGTCACCGAATCTCTTAGCAACGTAGTAACGTCTCAGCAGGTCACGGCGTTTAGCACTCGCAGCTATGTCTAAGCGTTTGGCTGTAGATGTCTCGTCCGCTTGTCTGGTGTAATCGACGGGTGGGAACCCTAGTAGCTGCGTTAATAAATCGCCGTTTGTAAGGTCATCGTAGATAGGATCGCCACGTCGAGTGAGAATGCCCTCATCCCTTGGGTATCTGATAACAGCTTTATAGGCGTTACGCACTGCTCCCGGCATTAGGTCTTCTATACCTCGCTCTATCTCGCCTTCACGTAGTTTGTCTATACCCTCTCTACCCCGCGCATAAATGCTCCATGCAGGGCCACCAAACAGGTGAGCAATCTCTTCTTCTGGAGACGGATCACTGTTAAACCTGTCAGCTTCAAACAGCAGGTCAGTTAGCTTAACGCGCTGTGACACATCAACCCCAGTTATCTCAGACAGAGCGCCCTTGAATAGCACTTCGCTGTCTAGGTACTGCCGCAGCATAGTGTCGGTGTCTTCCTCGTAGTCTTCTCTAAACATGTCGATAAGCATGGAGACCGCACCGTACAACGGTAGACCCTGCACTCCAGCAAAGAACAAGGCGGACAGGTGTACACCGGCAAGCTGTTTCAGAGCCTCATTACGTAGCTCTCTGCTTTTAGCATCATCCCCCGGAAAGAAGTTTTCCACAGCTTGTCTACCAGACTTAAACATCGTGTAGTACATCTGTATGCCGTACGCTTTGTACATCAGCGCAATACGACCTAAACTCTCACGGGCGTACCGTGGGCCAGTTTCTAGTGTGGCACCACCGTTGATTAGCTGTGTTTCACGTACGGCTTCTTCAGCGGCTTTCTTCTTATCACCGTTAAACTTCTTTAGTGCTAGCTTATACGCTGCCACCATCGTGACTTGGCGGTTCATTACTTCTGCTTCATGGAACATAAGAGCCGAAGCGTTTGTCACCGCGTCCATCTTAGACATCTTGCGTCCCGCCTGACTCGTGCTGAGTGTGTCGGCAATAAACGAGGAGTTGAGTTGGCCCCGCCGAGCAGCAAGTTCCATCAACGGTAGGAGGTCTATTAGTTCGTCTGCGCGTTCCTTATCTATATTTAAGTCTTTACGCACTTCGTAAGAGACTTTGCCATCTTTGTCGCGGGAAAACGTATAGTAGTTATCCAGCGATGGCATTGCCTTGTCTTTGAGGGCTTCTCTCGCTGCGTTGAGATCGCCTTTACGTAGGGCTTCTCTTATAGACCGTGGCGTTCTTGCGTCTCCGACTAAAGTAGCTATGTCTTTGTTCGTTGGAGAACCCATAAACAACTTAGTAGCACCACCTAGAGCGTCCCGCGTAGCCCCGAACCCATACTTACCTGCCAACATCGGGTATGCGAACAACGGTATCTGTGACAAGTTGACCAGTGCAGACGAGGCGTTGAAGCCGATTGTCCACATGAATGCCATACGGTTTGAGTTTTTAGCAAAGCTGTCCAGTGGCGGATTGACGGCGAATCTAGCGCGGTCTTTTACCTCTTCGATTTCTGGACTGTTCGCATCTGCCATTTTAGGGTTGGCTTCGAGCATCTCTTGTACGGCGTTGTCGATTAGCCGTGAGTTTTTAATACGCTCTACCTGCCGTGCCAGATCAAAAGCCTTCGTACGCGCTGCTTCCACAGCATCTACGTCATAACCTTCAGTGCCCTTACGTCGGAGCAGTGACTTAGCAAAAGAAGACTCTGGCAGGTACTCAATGAACAAACGTGTTATCTGTTCTTGGACTTCATTGAAGTTTTCTTTCTGTGCGGGTGTCATCCCTTGTTTCTGCGCTTCCATAATACCCAGTATGCTGGAGACAAAAGAACCAGAGGGCGCGTCCTCATAAGAGGCTTTGTCACTAGGGCTGAACGTCGATATTTCGTAGCCTTCTGCTTCGTAGGCTTCCGCTGCCCTGAACCGTTCCGCAGCGTTCTCGTATGCAAACACGGCAGAGTCCGCACCTTCCTTGGGGTTCTTCACAGACAGGAAGTACGTGCCAGTACGAGTCAGCGGGAAGTATGGTTCCAGCTTAGTCGCCTCTAACATCTTAGCGTATAGACCGTTCTTGAGGTTGGTCTTCGCTTGTTCTGCTATGGGTAGCCCGTCGATGCGGTTTTGCAACGTGTCATTAAGCTGGTCGTACTGATCTTTATACAGCTTACGCAGAGCGGTGTAGTTTTCCCTACCTCCGGCACCAACCGTCTTACTGTTATAGATCGCTCGCAGTTCTTTATAGCGGTCTATCTTTAACTGTTTTGTACCGTCTACGGGTTCCGTGCCGTAGCGTTTTTGTGCCTGCTGTGGCGTCAGCTCTGGGTCTACTTGGTCAACGGTGCTGTCGTAGATTAAGTTATTCCACGCTTTAACCGTTTCTCCAGACTGTTTAGCAGCCCACTCGCGTATGGGTTGTAGGCTGTTTCTGACCGCCTGCTCTGCGGTAGTTAGGCCACCACGTTGGTTTTCTATGGCAGCAAAAACTTTATCAACACCGACTACCCCCGCCCTTTCAAGCTCCACTTCAACAGCATTATTCGGTAAGAAGCCAAGTATTTTACGTTTTAGTCCGGTGTTTTTCTGCCCTGCTGTGAGTGCGCCGTACTCGCCAACTATTCTTTCTTTCGCACGCGCTATCGGCCCTTTAGGTAGGGCATCCTTGAGTCTTTTCTCTACTCTACGTACGCCAGCAGGATCAGTCATAGATGCTAACAAAGGAGCGCCACGGTGCTTGGCGGCAGGTGCCAGTATGTCTTCGATTAACTGTTGAGCTTCGCGCTGTGCAGTACCACGTTCTTTACCCAACCCAAGGAAGTTAGATACCACGCGGATGAATTCTTGCCAGACACTAAGCGGCCTACCGTCTGGGTTGATTCGAGCTAGCTCACCTTGGAAGGTGGGGTTAGTAAAGGCTTCAGCGACAAACTCTGCTACGTTCTTAGACCCATAAGAGTTACGTAGGTACTCTTTGCTAGCCTCATGCAGCTTCATCAACTTCTTGGTAGTCGGATGTGACGGATTCTTCAGAGTGTTGATCGTTGCAGCGTGCGCCATTTCGTGCAGTAGCACGTACACATCTGTGTAGTCCTTGTTCAGTACGATTGTGTTGTCTGCGGTTATAAACCGCCCGTCAACTTGCCTACCATCTACCGTACCCAACTGGCTTGGGGGTACGATCATTATTTTAGTATCACCAGTAAAGTCAGACAGCTTCTTTGCTACGCGAGATATAAATTTATCTCCTGACTTGTTAGCTAGTTCTAGTAAGGCTCGACGTAGTTCGTTGTTACGTACCGCACGCTTTACAGTGTCAGGCAGCGAAGCATCCAACACCTCGGTGTAGTCTCTCGGAGGTGCGTTGAGGACTTGTTCGGATGCAACACGCATAGCGTCTGCTTTACTGAGACCTTCTTCTTTTACGAGCCTGTCTCTTTCTGCACGGCGTTCGGCTAGGAGGCTTTGTTTGTCGGCAGTCTTTTCCTCTGGGGCACGTAAATCTACGTCCGCCGCAGGTTCTTCTACAGTGGGTTCTGCCGGGGCGGGTGTAGGTTCCTTCGCCAAAACCTCTTCTACGGTAGCTGGTGTGGCTGCGGCAGTGGCTGGCATAGCCCGCTCTGCACGGCGTTGAGCCTCTACAGTCTCTTGAGGTATGACTTCTTCGCCTATATCGGCAAGCTGCTCGTTGGCTTTTACACCTTCTTCAGTAGCTTTCTCTAGCTTCTTCTCGGCACGCGCCAGCTTGCGTTGGTTAGCCTGCGTTGGCTTTGTTGTTACAGCTTCTTCGGCTTTAGTTACTTCAGTTCGGGCTGCGTTAACCTTGGCTACTGCCGAAGTAACCTTTCGAGCTAGTGCACCACGCTGTTTTCTTGCTCCAGCAGCAGGCTGTCCAACGCTTCTTCCAACATCTCCCACTGCTCGTCCGTCAGGCACAGCAGCGATGGCGGTATCTTCACCGACTGCTGTAGGCTCCACGCCTGATATATCAACTGCATCGCCTGTTCCACTTCTTGCTGCGACAGGTTCTCTTTTGCGCGGGGTAGGTAGATCACGTTGCTCACTTGGCACTCCTTCTAGCAATCGGGTAACACCACGCCGAACCTTTTGAGACTTTAGACGGTTAGCTTCGTTAGTTAGCTCAACCCGAACTTCTGGGTCGTCTAAGTCTTTACCTATAACACGTTTACGTACGGCAGCATTCGGCGCGAAACCGGCGGTAGTAAGGTCTTCTTCTGTGACAGGACGTGTTTCAAGCGCAGGTGCAGCTTCTGGCGCTACTGCGGCTTCTTCTGCTACAGCAAGTTCGGTCGGAAACAGATCGGGCTGTTCCCGTTGGGCAATCTCAGCACGTTCGCGACCCGTTCTTACTTCATCAGATACTGGCTCTTCAGTAATGCTTTGTTCTCTAGTACGCCTAGCTAGGCGCTCTCTTTGCTCTTCTCTGCCTAGTGCCTCGCCTTCCGGCGTTACAGCTAACGTCTCACCAGCAATGGTCTCACCTTCTGGTGCGGGCAACCCTTGTAACTGCGGCCCAACACGTTCTGGCTCTAGCCCCGGCAGCGGTAACTGGTCAGGGCTTACTTCAGCGGCACGTTCCCCCTCAAACAGTCTGTCTCGCTCTTCCTGATCTATGTCGTCTATGACTTCATCTATCTTAGGAGTACGTCTTTCTGCGTCATCGAACAGTTCTATTTGGGTGCCTGCCGGTACGTCAGCTTCTTCAACGGCATCGCCAACAGTCTTACCTGCTTTTCGCGGAGCAAATAGATCAACAAGTCCCTGCAAGATGGCACCTGCTCCACCGCCTAGTGCGGCTTCTTCTGCGGTACCGCCAAACGTCTCAGCAGCAGCGTTGTACTCCTGTTCGTTCAAGTTCTGTAAGACGTTAGATGCAGCTTCTTGCGCACCTTCAAATCCGCCTGTCACACCTGCGCTGTAGATGCGCTCGCCAATGGTCTCGACTTTCTCAGGCGGTATCTTGTCAATGAGCTTGTTTAGAGTAGGTAGGTCAGCGAACTTAACTACTTTCGCAACGGGTAGAATATCTAGCAAACCGATTGCTGTGCCCCGTAGGGCGGCTTCGCCGCGTTCTTGTTCCGTGGCACCGGCAGCACGAGCACGCTCACTTGCCTCACCAGTACCGGCAGCACCAGCAGCTAACGCGCCAAGACCTAGAGCAGCCGTGCCGGGGGCACCAGCTATACCAGCGGCAACAGGTATAGAAGCAAGACCAGCGATGGAACCAAGCGCGGAGCTTAGTTTGTAAGTAACAGATTCTGGGTCTCCACCTTCAGGGCGGAAGGACTCAGCAATAGACTGTATCTTCTCTCTTGCAGCTAGTTCGCTTTCTTCTTCCAGTGGCGCAGCGAGACCGAGTGCAGCCATCTCACCTACACCGACAACACCCGCACCGAATCCAGAGGTAATGTCCTCGAATATGCCGGTTTCTCGTGATGCAGGAGTAGGGCGAGGAGTAGTGCGCCCCGCTAAAACAGCTCTTAGCGCGGTTACAGCTTCTGTATCTCCAGTAGCTAGAGCATTACGGTACGCACGAAAAACCTTTTCTCTGGATACTACTGGCATACGAACTTACTGCGCTAGTTTGTTCACAAGAGCTGTTAAATCAGGATTTAAGTTTATACCGTCTGGGGTTCCACCACCGCCACTACCGCTTAATACGCCTGCACGCCTTTGAATGTCTTCCTCAAAGTCGTTTATACCCGCTCTTTCTAACATCTGAGTAAATTCAACGGTCATAACCTCAAGCCTATCTATAGCAGCATTAACCTCTTCCTCGCTGCTAGCCATATCAAACCCAGCATCACCCATAATTTCTTTTTGCACATCGGCCTTAGCCTGCAAGAATTCAGCCGCTAGTTGTGCATAAGCTAGTTCTTTATCCGCTGCTTGTTCCGCAGCGGCACGGCGATCTTCCATCTGATTCAAGAACAGTTCGAGCTTAGTCTTAGCTCCCTGTATGTCGGCATCAAATGCACGATCACCTTCAGCAATAGCTATTTTTACGTCGTCCGCTGCGGCACTTTGAAGTGCAGCGGCAGCGGCTCGTTGGTCTTTAGCCAGAACCTCAACGGCATCTTGACCTGATTGAATCTGAGAACCTGCTATGTCCAGATCAAGCTGGATCTTCTCATTCTCAATACCAAACTGATCCGTCAAATTTTTACGTGCAGCGGCTTCTTGCTGCACACGTTGGTTAAACGCACCTGCGCCGAATCCAGCTAAGGCAGTGCTACCTCGACCCGCAGCACCCAAAAGACCCGCTGTAAGTCGCTCTCTACGTAACTTAGCAGGATCTGTCTGTTGCGCTTGTAGCTCTTGCATACGCTGTAGTTGAGATTCTTTCGGCCCCAATTTACCTTCCTCTCGACCAATAGCGGCTTCAAGAATACCTTTGGTGCGGGCTTCAGCGGCTTTTCTAGCGTCTTCACGAGTACCTTCGGGTTTGATGCCCGTATCTTCTAAGAGAGTTCCCGTCATGTCCTGACGCTCCGTGCCCACAACAGTAGGTGAAGGTGTAGGTGGAGCTAACCCTAGAGCTTCAATTCCTTGTGGTTTCGTAGCATCGGATTCAACTTTGGGGAGTTGAGGAGCTAGTACACCCATACCGCCCATATCAGGTGTTGTGCGTTTAGTAGGTGCCGCAGATGGTTCTGTTTTTGGAGGGCCACCTAATGCTGCTGTAGGGTCATACTCTTCCGCAAACTGACGTTGTGCTCGACGTGATCCGGCTCCGGGCATTTTACCCGCTAATGCTTGAGTTCTAGCAGCGGATCTAGCTTCTCGTGCCTTACGTGTGAGGATGTCTTTTTTAGCCATCTCCCTGTTTCTGGGGGTGTCTAGTTGTTTGAATCGGGATAAAAACTCGCTGATTTCTTCCTCAGATACCGCAGATACCGGCTCTTCACTACCTTCAAAAAACGCAACAATGCCACCACCAGCCATCATAGCGGGCTTCTGTGGGCCACCCATAGCAGGTAAGCCTTGCTTGGCAGTGCGCTGTACGTTCTGCTGCGCTCTTTTGTTGATTTCCCCAAGCGTACCGGCAGTGCGCTGTGCAACGTCGCCTAGCTTTCGGCCTCGCTCCTGCTTAATCATGCCAAGCACTTCTTGCTCACGCTGCTGTGCAATCGTGGCGGGGTTCTGCTGCATCTGCATCTGCATATTACGAGCGGCAGCTTCTTTCTCGCTTTTAAGTTGCTGTAAAGCAAGGAGATCTACTAGCTCTTGGCTCTGCTGATAGCGTTGTTGCAGTGCTTGTGGATTGCTCTGGTAGGCATCTTTCTTGCGAGATACTATTTCACCTAAACCCTGTGGATTAAGCATTAGGTAGTACCTCCATTCGTGGGTGGAGTTCCGGCACCACTGCCACCAGTAATCAGATCAATAAACTCGCTAATACCGCCTGCACTACCCAAAATAGTAGATAATGAGCTAGGTTGGGCATATGAGTAAGTTTGCGCTGCAATCGGCAGTCCTTGCAGTAGTGACTGTTGGAATTGAAGCCCTTTGAAAGGAAAGTCACGCTCTTCACGAAACTGTCCATAATCAGCAGCTATACCCTCTTGTTCTATTGCTCGTTGTTCAGCCCCACCAGCACGTTGGGCACCTAATGCCTCTAGGCCAAAACGTCTATCAGCGGCTAGTTGGTCTCTAGCTTGGTTATACGCCTGTGCATACCCTGTAGCACGAATGTTGGCTAAATTTTGCGCTAGATTACGTGCCCCTTCAGACTCCATGATTGCTTGTCGAGAACCCCCAAAAGCTCCAGCCTGAGTAAGTCTACTAGCATCTGCTAGTCTTTGACGTTCTGCATCACGAGTCGCCGCCTGCATTTGCGGTTGGAGTGACGCCTCTAAGTAGGGGTTCATGTACTGTTGAGCAGCAGCCGCATCAAATGTAGCGGGAGTTGTTGGTACGGCTAAATTAGCTAGTCCTGTAAAGGCTTGTTGTTGCACTCCTGATGGGCCAGCAGTTAGTGGCCCCATATAGGCTTGATAAGGTTGATTGGCAAGCGCCTCACCTTTGCCGAGCATTCCAGTAACATAATCACCAGCAAACTCCGCTAATGCGCCTGACCTACCCACTTCTTGTCCCACATTGGGATCATTAGGAACAGTTACACCACCACCAGTTTCATACTTATACATACTCATTGCCTTTATGCGGGTAACATCTTTTGAGGTTTAATTTCTTTACCCTGTTTTGGATTACCTGTACGTTCTTTACGTACTCTGGTCATCATCTGATGTAGCTGTTTTGCACCAGCATCGGAGTTACCGTTACCTAAATGACTTACCACATCCGCAGGTATAACAAACTCTCCGTCACTTAAACGGGCTTCTTGACCGCCTTCTATCCTTGCTGGAATCTTATCAGCCATACCATCCGTAGCACCACCTAAGTAGTACCCTTTGTTCATACCAATTATACCACCAGCGGCTGCTTTTTGAGGAGGCATGTTAAGTGCTGCCAACCCCTGTGCTTGTGTTCTAGCTTGTTGCCGCGCTTGCTCTACAGACATAGGCTGACGCTCTGGACGATCTGCATACATAACATCGCTAAAATACCGTCTACCACCTGATCCGGGCCTACGGTCAGAATCTTGTTGCATGGGTACACGTTCGCGTACAGCTTCATATTTTGGAATACTGCCCTGATACCCAACTACAGGTGTTTTAGAGTCCATAAGCCCAAACTCTTTTAGAGCTAAAGAACCACCTACACCACCTACAAATCTACCAAGATCACTACTAAAAAAGTCACCAATACTACTGAGAAAGCCTCCGCTATCTTCTTCAGATTCTGCCTCTGCCGCAGATGAGACTAAATTATTCCACCAACTACTCATTTATCTTCTCCAATAATCCGTAACAACTCTTCGTTTGTATCTATCACACCCCCACGTTTGCGTGGTATAGGGGGTAAAACAGGTAAAAAAGGTGTGTTTCTTGGCTGTGGTCTGTCGATTGTACCGTAAGGTGTGGGAAACATACCTGCACGTTGTTGTGGCCCCAATATACTACCAAAATCATACAGATAGTCGATCTGAGCCAGCGGAGACTGTTGCACCGTAACTTGTTGCCCTGTTAAATCTGCGGCTCCCATCAACTGATCGAACAAATCCCTACGTTTGGCTTGTTGAGCTTCTTGTGCAATCTGCTGTTGTATTTGTTGTTGTGCCTGTTGCTGCTGTTGCGCTAGCTCTTGTTGCGTAGCATATATGCCTGTAGGGGCAAATTTACTCTCAAGATCAAACAGCACGTCCTGCCCTGTTGCAGCTTGTTGCAGCAGATCCAAGTCGGTTTGGTCTATAACGCCATCACCTGTTACGTCATAGGCTAGCTGTTCTTGCGTAAACGTGTATGTTTCGGGGTCATTAAGTGCTTCTTGTTGCGCTATAAGATCGGCAACAAAGTCAATGTCCGCATCAGTTACTTCAGAAGCGGGCTTACCTACGAGATCGGCAACGGCCTCTATTTCTTCGGTCAGTGCACCCTCAGTGTCACTAATGGCACGTAGAAGGTCAGCCTCTGTTTCACCGATTGCTGTGCGTAAAGACTCTTCAGACTCACCAATACGCTCAAGCAAGGCTTCTTCTGTGATGCCAAGCTCTTCAGCGAGGTCAGAAATTGCACCGCCTAGTGCAGCATCTCTGTCGGCACCCGCTTGCTCTGCTTCGTCAATCTTGTTTAGAAGATCACGTTTAGCGGTATCAACGTCGCCAGACACATCTTCAATAGCTTTAGCTAGTGCTTCATCACGAGAAAGTCCTTCCTTCTCGTATTCGGCCATCTTATCGAGAATGCTCTTTTCAAGATCATCTATATCTTCAGATAGGCTCGACTCTAAATCAGCTAGCTCGTCCTTGAAGTCTTCTCGTATAGAAAGCTCAGAGTCCGATATAGCATCTAGCAAATCTTCTTTTGTTGTACCTAAATCGCCAGCAAGCTCTTCTATTGCTTGTGCTAACGCTTCATCACGAGTTTTACCTTCTCTTTGTAGCTGTTCTATACGATCAGTAAGTCGTTTTTCAGAACCTGCTATCTGATCTAGCAACACGCCCGACTCGTTATCACCTATACCATCGCCATCGGTGTCCGTAGTTTCATCTGCATTTTCAGGAAACGCATCTGTGTTATCACCTACACCGTCACCGTCTGTATCCACCGATTCATTTGGATCATCAGGAAAAGCATCAGAATCATCAGGCACGCCGTCATTGTCAGTATCGACGGGGAGTTCAGGTTCTGGCTCAGGTTCTGGCTCAGGTTCTGGCTCAGGTTCTGGCTCAGGTTCTGGCTCAGGTTCTGGCTCAGGTTCTGGCTCGGGTTCTGGCTCAGGTTCTGATTCTGGTGGTGCTTCGTACTCAGGTGGTTCGTACCCCGTATCCTCTTCGGGTAAAGTACCGTCTTCACCTACGCCAAAATCTTCGCGTGCAGTGGACTCTGGGTTAAGCGTTTCAATGCGGTCTAAGAGTCTATCTATCTGTTCAGACGTTGTATTTGGATCACCAAGTAACCCATCTAACTGAAGCATTAGCATGTTTTCAGAGTAATCAGATACATTATCTGACGCATATTTTTCTGATTTGCCTATAAATGCGGCTAGATCTTCTTGTGTCGGGGCGTATCCGATACCCGTAAAGTAGTCTAGTGCTTCATTACTGGTGGTGTACTGCGCGTCAAAATCTGAACGAATTTGCCCTAGCACGGTATTTGCTTGACCGGATTCGGTTTGACGTACGTATTCGGCAGCTTGTTCTTCAGTTAACGTCAAACCCTCACGAGCTGCGGCATCTATGACTTCTTGCGCGTCGATGTAGCTGCGATCTACTAGATCTGCAACGCTTGCTTCTAAGCGGTCTTCGGCACGATTGCCAGTAAACTGAAGTATGTCAGCTTCAGTAGGCTCATAGTCTGGATTTTCAGCTTGAAATGCGCTTTTAGCCTCATTGAACGTAGTGTAGTTGGCATCAAATGCCTCGTTCATTAAGCTGGTCTGTAAGGCACCGTATTCATCGCTAGTTATACCGAAATCGGCAAGTATTTTTCTGGCTTGCGCGTCATCCAATACGCCGTTTTTAGCACCTTCTATGGCGGCTCGTACTGTGGGAGAAGTCTTTTGTACAATGTTGGCTAATATGTCTGATGCTTCAGCACCTGTTCCAATACCACCGCCTACAGAACCACCTATGATTGCACCTAATATGGCGTTTTGAGCTATGGACGCAGACATGGGGCGGTCAGGATCTATCTCGTATAGTGAACCTTCAATGACTGCTTGTACGCCACCCTCTTGCAGCCCCTCAAGCATAAACTCTCGGCCTGCACCTTCTCCGATTCTAGTAACACGATTGATTAAACTTTCTAAGAACTCCGTGCCAGCATTTGTAGTCTTATCGCCAAACAGCCCTCGTGCTAACTCATTACCTCCTAATGCTCCATCAGACACAACAGATAGCACAAAACCTGCCATACCTGCTTTACGTGCGACTTCGGTGGCAAACTCTTCGGCTTCTTTTATTTGTGCATCTGACAGAGGTATAGAGCCAACACCTGTAAGTTTAGCTATACGTGCATTTTGTTCTTCGAGTTGTTTTATTTTGGCAGCATACCCTTCGCTGTAGCCGGAAGATGCTGCACCACCTGTTTCTTCTGCGGCATCGCTTAACATAGTGGCAGTGACCGCTATGTCACTAGCATCTAAGTTTTCTCCAAACTTCTTAGCGGCATCATCGCCAAATTTCTTCGCTGCTGCGGCACCTAATTTAGCCCCGCCAAACGCTGCGCCACCAATAACAAACGGTATTACTTCTGAAGCTGCTTCTTTAACAACGAAATCAAGAACAAACTCTGTAGGATTTTCTGCGGCAGCGCCCATAATCGCTTTACCAACTAGAATCCAGCTATCAGAAGTACCAAGTCCTTCTTCTTTTGCTTGATCTTGCGCGGCCTGTAATCGCTGCTCTATATCTTGCAACCCTTTTTGATAGTCTTCAGGCTTGCTCTCACCTGTCATATCGGTAATTGCTTTTAGCGTTTTGCCTAGCTCAGTGGACTCAGGATCTATACCTCCAAGCGCAGCGAGTCCTAGAAATGCGTTTGCTACATCTGCCCCTGCTTCGATAGCAATAGCGGTGCCGATAATCCATTTGTCATCGCCAGTTTCCGCTGCGGCATCTACGGCACGTTTTGCAATGTCATAGAGGCCAAACGCTTGTTCTATCCCACTCTCGTATAATGAGTCTTCGTGATAACGTCCTGTGGTTTCGTCTACTGAACCTAGTGCGCGTAAGTAGGCTTCACGTTCATCACCAGCACGCAAGTCATCAAGAGCAGCAGTGTCTAGCGCACGCACGGCATCTAGCACGCGCCCAGACGTATCCATACCAAGTTCTTCCATGACTCGAAGATGTGAAAGGCCGTCATCTCGCAGTTCTTGGTAGGCTTCTATTGCCTCTGCCCTAAAATCATCTGAGCTAGTAGACCTACCTCCGCTATTACGATCCTCTTCATACATGGCTTTGGCTATCGCATCTATGGCATTCCCTACTAGATACGAGCGTTGGTCAGCGGATAGTCCTGATGTGTCTGTTGCGGTGGGTGGAGCTATACCCAACCCTATATTTGGATCAAAACGAGCGTTATCTATCTTTGCTTGTATTTCTTTAATAGACACACCGTTTTCAATGTCTATAGCAAGATCTGCGTAACTCCCATACGCTAGCCGCCAATTTTCCGGTAGTTCTTCTGGAATTGTCGCGGCTTTTAACTCTGCAAGATCTACAGGGTCACTAAAATACGGGTTTAAATTGTCCAGTGCAGCGTCTATAACATCTTGACTATAGTCCACATTGCCATTAGCCCCACCTGTTTTTAATACAACAGCAATTTCAGTAGCGTGGCCTTTTGCAGCATCTAATACTGTTCCGCTTTCTGTATCTAATAGAGTCCCATCAGCTTGAATCCGCCAGTTGGCACTGCCCTGTACCAACATTTCTTCAGACAAAATATCTGGATTAACTTTAACAAGCTGTTCAGATAGCCCTCCCTCTCCATATTTATAGTCATCCGCATACAGAGTATTTAATGACGCAGTGGCGTTACTAAGATCAGCGCCTTCGGTACCAAACAGAGACTGCCCAGTGTCACGTAGCACCTCGCCCATCTTCTCGAAGAAGGTGTCTTTATTTATCCCTGCTATGCCCCCACCAGATAGGATGTAGGTGCCAAGCCCCACGGACAAAGCATCGTCAACATCCATGCCTTGTGCTAAAGCTACTTGAGTTCTGACTAAGCCGTTTACTAACAAGCCTTGGTCTACACCTGCTCTATCAAGCAGTTCGGGGGTAAGTCCCACTTTACTAAGAGCAGAGCTAGTAAGATCTGGGCCAAAAGCCGCGAGTACGCCCGCAGCAAGATTACCGCTAATAGCACCAGAACCCACTTGTGCAGTTGCGTATAGAACTTTTGCTGTGGTGTAAGCAGCGTTTGCCGCTTGTGCCGCTTGTGCTGTAGCCGCAGTAGCATTAGCTCCGGTGTTTGCGGCATTTGCCGTATCGGCGGCTTGTTTAGCGTTACTTAGTTTTTCAGCGGCAGTTGCACCAATAAAAGCTAATCCTGCATTTTTAAGTACGTCATCAAAATCACCACCAGATACAACAGTCTGCCCTGCGGCTACTGCTGCGGTAGCAGCGGCTTTTGATATACCTAACGTATTTGAAAGCATCCCCGGCAAGTAATACGCAGCAGCGATGGAGGCAACAATCTTAAACGCTTTTTGAAAATCCCTATCCCTAGACTCATACGTACGCATTTCGCCGTACGTAAATGGATCATATAGATACGTAGATCCGTCTTTTGTCTGGCGCATGGGGGCAACATCATACTTACCGTACAATGCTTGAATCATTGGGTCTTCTTCAAACGCAGTTTTTATTGCGTCTTGGTATCCCATCCCACGAGTTAACTGTAAATAAGGTATCTGCTCTTGGAGAATAGGTTCAAGAAACGAATGAAGTTCAGCAAGTTGTGCTTCTGAAGAACCCGTATGACTTTTTAAGTTGCCACCAAACCGACCCAATTTTTGTGCTACAGGTGAAAAATCTACTCCGTAGTATCCACCAAGAATAGTAGCTATCTGTTCAGGAGACTCGGCAATAGATAGCACCGCGTAGGCGCTTTGAGCTTCGGCCTCATTTCGCTCTTTGTTTGGGTCAAATATGTCAGTAAGGTATTCAGGCGCATCTGAATTCTTCATGTAGTTTTCAGGTGACACAGACACTTGTAATGGCCCGTCTCTTCCTCTACCGCCGCCCTGATTAAATTTAGCGCCGCCGGTATTTCTATACCCCACATCTTTCAGCGTGGGCATAATAAGATCTTCGTAGGTATCGTCGTACCAGTCATCGACGTTATCTACATCGTCTATTTCGTAATAGTTAGCACCCTGCGTCAATACATCTTTGTATTTATTAATAAATGCTTGAACAAAGTTGGTAGCCATTACGACACCTCCAGCAGGCTAGCAACAACGTGTAACCTGTTAGCAGTGGCGGCAGTAACTTTTAATGTTTCAGATTCTTCTACCACTAGAGGCGCGGTAAGTAGTTCTACTGTGGTATTTGCTCCCACCGCTTTAACCTTGAATAAGCTAAACACTGCACTATCAGCATCAGTAATAGTTACAGTAATAGTATCTGCGTTACCAGAGTCCTCGGACACTAGAATAGACTTAACAATGCCTCTCTTTGCTGTTGGGCAGGTGTACAGCGTGGTTGCGTTAGTAGTAGTAAGATCTACCTTGGCATTTCTGTACAGATTAGACATTAGCTAAAAAACCATCCAGCAGCTTGTGCTTGAGGGGATGTGCTAGCATCCCGCACTGCTTTGTCAAGCTGAGAAAAATACAGCCGAAGTGCATTGTTAAACTGATTGAAGTCCCGCTGGTTGTACTGCTGTGGTGGATTCGGCAGGGCAGGGGCTACAAAGTCTATGTCATATCTGGTGGTATCTACAGGCACTATCGTCTCCCATCGGGGCGTATATCAAGTCGAGGTGCCCCTAACTGCCACTGCACACCCAAGTCTGCGGATTGTACCTTTATAGATAACTGTCTACCACGCACACGAGTATTTACTTGTGTAGTGTACTTTTCTACTGGCACCGTAGCAGAACGAGTTACCGTACCACTGCTAGACCCGCCTTCAGACAATGGATCGTTCCGCCCAGAACCAGACGACTGCAAAGGCAGTAGCTCAAACGTAGCCGCAGGGCTTTCGGCAGTAGACCCCTCAAACGTAATATCAGGAAGCAAACGTCGTATAAACGAGAACCTATCACCATCTTCTATATCGAACTCACCAGAAGTAATGAATGCAGTAATAGCCGCCCTTGTGCCACTTTCGTTGTCGTCTACACCGTCTTCGTGCGTGACTAGATTGTTACTATAAGTAGCCGCAACGGGGAGTTGGCGTATACCAGTATCTAACCATGCAGACCTAGCCAAGCTGCCAAAGTACCAAATCTGTTGCACGTAATTATAAACAACGTATTTATCTACAGTTGAAGAACTGTTTGACGGGTAAAACCACCAGACCTCATCAAAACCCTCATTAGTACCTGCAAAAACTTGTTCTACCTGTTCTTGATTTATGTCATTGAAAACGTGTCTTTTTAACGCACAAGGTAGGTTTTTAACTCTGCCATCGTACGCATAGAAAGAATCTGCACCCATCCAATAAGTTATATCATCAGCATATACTGCGGCATTTTGTGAGGCTATAGATACGTTATCTCCAAGCAACTGAGACCCCCATACAGCAGGTGCACCCACATACTGTAGAGAATAGAGGGCTGAATCAGTCCAGACTAAAATTTCTTGACGAGACTGTAGAGCAGTTACTATTTCTGACCCTTTAGAAAGACGTAAATCCCCTGCTTGATTGTTAGCTGCGGGCGTCCAATTTACAACACTTTCTTGATCTGACCACCGTACCAACATTGGATCTTGTACAGCAGACCCCAACGTATTAGCACCAAAGCAAAATACAAACCGGCTTACGTCAGATACCAATATGAAGTTCTGTTTGGTTGGTGTGTTAGAAGCACCTGACAGAGCGGATAACTCTACTGCCCGTGTGGTAAGCCCGTTAGTGGCATCCCAGTAGTAGATACTGTTACCACGAGGGCCAAACACTAAGTCCTCTCCAAAATTAGATTGGCTCCATAGCCTCAATGAATCCGTAGACACAGCTCCGTTACCCCATGTGCCTTCGCTCCACCCACCAGCACCCCAGCCAACTAATGGTACGGCAAACTCTGGGCCTACATTTATTTGGTATTTTGCTGTTACAGAGCCGCCGCCAGTGGCAGAAGATGAGGCTGCACTGCTTGATTCTATGGTGTATGTGTTGCCAGTAGAGTACGTTATCTGAAACTCGCCATTTAAGGTCAACCCACCTACGGCAGATGCTCCGCTAAACGTAACAAAATCACCGTTTACGTAACCCCCATTGGCATCTGTAACCGTCACCGTGGTAGACCCAGAAACAGTCGTAAAAGGGTCAGTAAGAGACACGCCAGACGGCGTACGTTCAGGTGTTATATCGAAGTAGACTCCACCCTTTTCTATGTAAAATTTAAGATTGGTGCCGACACCGAGCAGATTCTGGCCTTCTAACGTAACCCAGTTGAATAAAGAACGTGCGACACCTAAAAACGTATTGCCGGATATTTGCTGCCACCCACCTATCTTTTCAGGAAACCCTGCACGGAAACGTACTTTATCGCAGTCGGCCCAGCCCTGCTCATCTACATAACGAGTGACTTCTTTGTTTACTCCGGGCTTTAAGACTACTTTACGTAACGTCATTCTCTATACACACCCGTACGAATTATCTCGGTTACTCTAACAGCACGATTGCCTACCTGAGAAGCCCATTTGCTATCCATGAACTCATCAGCAGCCACATCAAACTGCTCACGCGACATAGCCTCCAGTGCCTTCACAAAGCCGCGCAATCTGGTCAGACCGAGGTTGAAACACATGTCAATCATTGCATCCTGACGCGCTTCGTTGATGCCGTTGAACCAGTAGTATGTGTCTTCAAGCTCTTCCTTCACACGCGCTATATCATTCGCCAGCAAGTATTCGATCTCGTCATCAGACAACCCAAGGCCAGACTCTGAGATATTTCTGCCCACACCTATCGTTTCGTAGCCTGCACTACACACATATACCTTAGATCGTACACCTTCGTGTAGCTTCAGCATGTCTATTAGCTGAGTCATTACTTCTCCCGTGCTACGCCATTAACCCTCTCGTAGGAGCGCATAGCGCCCAATCCGAGCATGCCCATCATAACGGGCACTAAAAGCGTTGTATCTACCTCTGGCACATCTACCCAGATGCCGAGCACATTAGCGATAATAGTGTTGTACAACAGCCCTACCGCACAGATCCAGCCGATAGCAGGTCGCCACCCAGCTACAAATAACGACTTATGTGCAGCTTCCATCTTGTTGATTTCAAGCTGGCCCTTGAGAGCTTCTTGGGCGTGACGCTCAGACATCGTAGCAATCTCATGTGCCAACACATTCTTCTGATCCTTGTCTTCTATGAACTTGTCCAGTAGTCCAGTGACCGGCCCAACGAGTGATGCAACAATACTCATAATTTATTTCCTATTTGACCATGCTTGTGCGCCAAAAAACGCAGCTAGGATGCCTGCAACACTGACAAAATAAACTGCTGCCATATCGCCCAAGATAGATGCAGCTTGGTTCATCCCGAAGAACTCACTGACAACAACAAGCGATGGATAGAGCAGCATTCCCCATAGCGCAAACCAACTCATGGCACGTTGAGCATCTGCTCGTTCATGCCGCAAGCGCAGCTCCTGCAACTCTCTGCTTGTTTGCAACTCTTCATCAGTAACGATGCCATCACCATCCGCATCGTATTCGGCGTACTCACTGCCGTCTTCTAAGCGTTTTGCTGCCATTTCAGTCCCATGTTTTTGTGTTAGCTGGCACCCGCTTCGGGATGCAATATGCCGTCACATTCTCCTGCATCTGGTAACGGTTGTTGATCTTAGTTTTACCCGTCGAGATGTAATACGCAAACGTGTTACACCGTGTAATGTCTCGAAAGTAAAATTGATCGGGTATTGGCTCGCCGTTAATGACAACGACTAACAAGAAGGCCATCATCCGAATATCTTAATAACGATAAAGATGGTTCCAACCGCTATTGACCCCCCAATCAGGAGCGTCGTTCCTCCTACTAAAATCTGGCTGATAAGAATAGCACGCTCTTTTTTCTTTCGAGCTAACATCGCTAAGTGCCTCTGTCGTGCTTCTTCCTGTTCTTTTTTGGCCCTTTTGAAATCGTCCAAGAGCTTCGGGTCGGCAACCAAAAGCAAGTCATTTACGCTTTGCCAATGCCTCTCATACTGCCTACGAAGCATTTGTATTTTGAGGATGTCATTTTGGCTAAGAGCCTTGAACGTAGAGTTTTTACGGTCTACTTCAAACGTGTTAAGGGCTTCTCCAAAGTCGGAGATCAGTCCCATCGCCTGCTGCACGCCCGAACCTGTTTCGTTAACCTGTTGAATTACTTGGTTAATTTGGTTCAGCAGCATCCCAGCCGCTGCGACAGATTCGATCACCATAGGACTTACCTCACATAAATTGCGGTAAAGCTACAGCTACAACGACTGTGACGTAGACCCCCCAAATCATCATTTCAAGCCGGTCAAACCGCTTTTCACCCGATTGTAGACGCTTTTCGATAGCTTCGTAGCGCACGGTACACTCTCGCTCATGCGCTTCAATTTGCGCTATGGCTTTCTCAGTGGGTGTCACTGAACCGCTACTTCTGCTTCTGACTCTTCATCTTCCGCAGGCTTAACTGCATTGATGATAGCGTCACCGTAAGCATTCAATACAACTTGACGCTCGTTGATCTGCATTTGCAAACGTGCAATTTCTTGCCGTATTTCAGCAACACGCGCAACGTGCATCTGGGTCTCAACGGTCAGGTCTGACACGTTATGCTCTTCGTCGTTAATGACAATCTTTTGTTCTTCGCTCATTACCAAGGTACTCCGTTAGCCGTGGCTGGTGTAATTTGTCCGTCGATATTTGCTTGCAGTCCTGCTTCGACAGTATCTTTACCAACGTCAGCCTGCACCCAGCCGATCACATCAGCTTCGGTCAAATCGTCGTAAGCGATATAGTCTGACGCCGTGGGATCAGGCGTGAAGCTACAAGTGCCGTAACTATGAGCGCGGAAGGAATTGTCACCGTCTATCTGCTCTGCATTGCATACCCAGTGAGCGACGACTACAGCGCCGTTCATGTCTTCGGGTAAAAGGTCTCGTTCAAGGGTCGAGATGACCCAAGTGAAAGTAGCCATTAAATAGTCTCCAGTTAAATTATCTGACCAGCCATTCTTCAATGCCTGCGTTAATGTCTTTGATTTTGATCCAGTTTGACCCCGTTGGTTGCCCTTTGCGGATTCGGAGTTTGCCCATCAATCCAACCATGTCCCACTCAACTCTATCCTCTCTTGAAACGTAGGATTGAGCTTCATTGTAATCAGGGTTTAACTGTCTATCACCGTTTGCATCTAAGTCATACGAGCCAAAATCATCACGCAGATATTTTCCTTTCCACCTTTCCAGATCGCCATCGCCAATCATTGCGGGGTTTGCGGAGATAACACCTATGATTTGAGATGCATCATCTTCAGATGTGGCGACTCGTATTTTTCCGCTATCAAGAATTACGCTATAACCCCTTCGGTCTTCAGCAGAGGAATTGCCGTCCAACCATTCAAAAAACTCGGCGTAATCCGCACCGCCGCCCGTAAACGAACCGTCTGCAAAAGCATTGCCATCACCTTTGAACCTAAACTCTTTGTCTGCAACATTGTTGGAAAAGCAGTTAAAGAAATCAAACGCCGTGCTAGCGGTTCTGGCGGTTTCCACGACAAAAATACCGTTCGCTCCGCAAGAGGTAGAACTGTTATATACAGTCATGGTTTGTGAGGCGCTTGTGTGAGAACTTTCCACACCAGCCCCAATGACACTTGATCCACCTAAAGTAGTGTCACTACTACCCACAAGAAGGGCGCCTGAGGAGTCTATGCGCATGGCTTCGCTTGCGCTGCTAGTACCAGTCTGGAAAATCATCAGACCGTTGCCTGTAGTGCCTATAACTGCGCTACCGTTAGACATGCCCATGAAGAATTCAGCATCTGTAACATCTGTTTCATGGATATTTATAACTGGCTTAGTGTTAGCTAGTTCAAGGATGCCAACAGCCGAACCTGAGAACTTTGCTGCTTGGGGGCTAGTGGTGCCGATGCCGACGTTTCCTGTTTCCGTAATGCGCATGCGTTCTGCGCCGCCTGTACCAAACAGAAGATTACTGCTTTCCCTGTTCCAGATATACGCATCTGTGGACGCACCATTAAGAACGCCTACTGCAAAACCATCTCCTGAAGCCGTACCTG